GCACATATTGCAAAATATTTTCGGTACGTTTGCGCAAATATAAAAGCCCCTTTTCGGAGCTTATGTAATATTTATTTCCTGTTGCCTTAAAGTCTTGTGAAATGGCATCTAAAAGTGTGTCCCATGCGGTAGAGCTTTTCTTTACAAGCTCGGGTATTTTGTAGGAAGTACTTGCTGCCGATCCCGTCTTCACGCCGAAGCGTTTACACACATCAACAAAAACATCATGCACGGTTTTATTATTAAACACAAAGGTATCTTTGTTGTTGGAAAGATATATCCCATTGTCGTAAGCCGTGACAGTTTCTTTTCTGTTGTCCGCCCTTTGGCTTGTCATGGCAAGCCCCCGAAACAATTCCTCGCCGTTTTCGTAAAAAAACAAGCTGTCTCCCCGTGCCACATCGACCCCCGAGGAGGCTTTGTCCGTATCTGCAAGTGTTACCGACAGGCTTCTTGAAGCCGAACCCTTTCGTCCCTTCCACGTCACCGTTTCAATAAGGTCGGATATGTCATAGGACTTGCTGTTCTTGTTCAGTATCAGTGTAAGCATCTGTTCACCTCCTCAAAATGGCATGAAAAAAGCACCCCTTTTCAGAGTGCTTTTAAAATATTTGATTTTAAGCAGTTATTTTACAATTTCAAATTCCGATTTGGAAAATAGATAATCTTCCCCTGTTTCGTCAATTATTCTATAACAGCCTTCCTCAACGGCAAGAACATTATATATACTGCCCTTTACAAGTGAAACTTTATAAGTATCACCTATATACCTTACTTTCATTTCTTAGACCACCCTTTCACTTTCGATTCCGGTATTCCTACTGTTTCTTCTTCAAACCAATGAACATTTGCCCGTCTTTCAACGCCATGTTCATCTTTTACATTAGTATAGCCTTTGGCATGAAACCAGTTTTCGGGTTTGCCGCCATAATTTTCGACAAGCTTATCCCTGACACGAAGTTCCTTGTCAGAGCCTTTACCAACAAAAACTCCATAATTATCATATACAGGGTCATGAACAATAGACACATCACCGTTTGGCAATGTGATTTTTTGTTTTCCTTTTATGTATCTTGTCGCCATAATCTTTCCATTCGGTTTTGTTGTATATTCTATCCTTGATTCTATTATACCACTTTCCCCCGATTTGTCAATAGTTTTCCCCGATTTTTTAAACACACTATCAAGCAGTTCATTTGTCTGTTTTGAATAGGGTGATTTGTTTTTTCCAATTCTCATCTGTGTAAATGATTCAGCAATAAATTCATCAACATTTTCGGCAGCGTATTTCGATATTTTTATTTCTTCTATCCTATTGATAAGACTTTTTTGCTTTGACATAAGTTCTATAAAGTCATCATCAGCAAAATCCCTGTTAAGAGTTTTATTTACTTGTGAAAGTTTACTTTCAAGTTCTTCGATTTCCCCAACATAATTTTTGTAAAGTGTTTTTATTTTTCTCTGTGCTTTGTCAATTTCGGAAGCAAATTTATCACCGTAAATGCTGATCAGCTCTTTTTTTGCACGAGTTGTGAAAACCGAGTGTGCGAACTCGTGAGTTACAAAGTATTCCGTTTCTTTCCCGTCAATAACTTCAACACCATGTGCCAATGATCCTTTGCCATTATTTGCAGTCGAATTGAATCTAACTATTTTTATATGAAAGTCTTTATCATTTATCACATCTGCATTGAGCAGCATCCTTGAAGATGCTGCATATCCGGACGGTTCTACATATGCAGCTGCGCCGCTCATCTTGCCCAAATTTACAGCTTTTATTTCGCTCAAGGTACTATAGTACTGCGATTGAAGCTGAGATAAGACATCGTTTAGTTGCTCTGCCGTTTTCTGAGGAATCTTTTTTAAATTGACCCATTCGCCTTTTACTTCACCGGCAGGAGTAAGGTTTAAATTAAAATGTTTTCTGTTTTCCTCGTAGTTCTTTTTAAGCGTTTCAGTTGCCATTGCGTTAATATCCGAAATACGATCGTTTTGTATCGTCTTGTTCTCTGCTTTAGGTTGTGATTTTGATACAGATTGCGGTTTGCTTTCAGTTTTCGGCATATCCTGCGACTTTTCCTGTGGAGCAGGCTTTTCCTCCGTCTTATCAACAAACTTAGCCTTCCACTCGGAATACCTCATATCCCCGTCAACGTAGTAAGTTTTACCGTCCTCATTCCTTGCAGCCCTTGACCCCTTTATGTCATAGTCCTTGTCAAAGGCAGGTACTGTGGTGGTACGGCAGAATACATGGAACGGGGGAGCTGTCACCCCTGCCTGATAGTCTTTCATGTCAAATACCTTGCCGTCCATGCTTTGACAAATATCCGAAGTCCTGTTGTCGAGAGTAGCCAGAATCTCATATTTCTCAACGTCAAGCTCTCTAAAACAATCACCTGTTGCCAAAGAGGAGAAGTAAGCCTCCTCGGTCATGACCAAACGTCCTGCGTTATACTTTGATGTTTTCATCTTGGCAGCTATTGCGTCAATCGCTTTTCGGGGGTCTGCGCCTGTCAGCACATTTTGGGATATTACCTGATGCACAGTATTTATAAGCTGTGTTTTGTTTTGCCATATCCTTTCCGAGAAGTTGTAGCCGTCCGCCGCCCAGGGCTTTGACAGCACTTTGTGAACGTAATTATCATCTATCTTTGCCACATCAAAGCCCACAGAAAAGCCCTTTTGCAGCTCATACATAGTCCTGTAATAGCCTTCCTTGTACACATCGGAGAGAGCATCGGTCATTATGCTTTCTTCCTTGTGGAACAGTTCCTGCAAGCTATGTTCAAGATTGATATTCAACCCTTCAAGACGTGATATGTGGAATTTAGCCGAAGCGTTCTCCAGTTCCTTTATCCATGCCTTATTCATGGCATTTTCTTTAGCGTACTTGATATAATCCCCCACGTCCCAGTGAAATTCTCTAAGCTCTTTCCCACGAAGCCACTTTTTGGCTTCAGCCATAGAGATGTCATTGTTTTTCATGAGCTGCTCGTACCATGCCGTAATCTGCCCCTCAATAGTCCGCTGTGCTTCTCTGTAAATGCGCTCTATATCAGCCCTGGTGTTTTCTCCTATAGCGTTCTGAGCGGCTTCCAGCTGCGTGAAACGCTGTTTCCAGTATTCAGAATTTTTCACAACATTTCACACTCCTCATTTAAAAATACTCACTCAAAGCTAAATGTCTGCGGCATTATCGCCTTTTGCACACCGTACCTCATAGCGTCCATACCGTGGGAAAATTCATGGTCGGGCTTGTCTGTAGGCTTGCCGTCCTTGTTTTTCTCCCAACAGTAGTTGCTTATTTCTTTTGTAAAGTCCACACATCGGGAGTGAACTATAATTTTATAATTCTGTATCAGCTGAATACCGTGGGTCACACTGTCTCTGCCCTTGCGTGACGGCTCCGCCCGAATCCCCTCGTCACGCAGCTCTGCTATAGACTTAGGCTCTGCACAATCGCATATAATGCGCTCCGAGCCATAGCCCTTGCGTTTTATCTCCTCGGCTATCTGCTTGTTGGTGATACCCGTCTTGTAAAACTCATCAAAAATATAGATGATCTTGTTTTTGTTGTCAATAAGCATAGCCACAAAAGCGTTAGGGTCTGTGTAGCCGAAGTCAAGCCCATAAGCAGGCTTCAAGCCGCTTTGTCTCAAAGCATCAACATCATAATCCTTTATTTCAACATTCTCATAGATAAGACCTTCTGCAATACCCCACTCTCCGTCACCCTCAATTCGGTAACGCCGTGGGTTATTCAGCCTCATTTCTTCAAATAGTTTTCTGTCGTCATCGCCCAGCCACTCATTGCATTTCCATGTAGTAGTAAGTGCAAGCACATCGTCCGATGGCTTATCAAAGAAACGTCTTTTCAGCCATGAATTAGCTGACCATGGGTTAAAGGTCAGCGTGATCTGCTTGAAATATCCCTCGGGCAGTTCGCCACGGATAGACATATCAAGCTTGTTGAAGTCGTCCTCCCGTATCTCGTAGGCTTCATCTATCCAAACGAAGTTCAAAACGCCGTGATCTACGGATATAGAGGTTATCTTCATGCCGTCGTCCAGACCTCGGAAAAGTATTTTTTGCCCTGTCGGCTTGTAAGTTGCCTGCATAGGCGACACGGAAAACTCCCACCATGTATCAAGCTGTAATTTGTGTACTGCCCATTTGAGGTCGGAGAACATACTGTCACGAAGTGTATTGCCATAACGTCTGACGCATAATCCATTTGATAATGGATATTTAGCTATCCTTGTTATCATGTTGAGTGCCGCTGTCTTTGACTTTTTCGAGCCACGGGAGCCTTTCACAACACGGTAACGCCGCCTGCACTTCCAAAAATCAGCGTACCCTTTGCCGATGAGCTTCTGCACGGATAATTTTCTTATTCCCATAGCCTACTCCTCGACATCATCGCATATAACAACAGGCACAACGCCATTCAAGTCAACATTCTCCTTAAACAGCCCATACCGCTTACCGATAAGCTCGGCGGCTTTGAGCCTGTCTTTTTCCGAAACGGCGATATTGTCTATCTTCTGCGTACCCTCACCCACAAGGCGGAGTATCTGTTCGGTATGTTCCCCTCTCATCACTGCCGTAAGGTACTCCATGACCTCCTTTGCATCGGCGGTCTTTTCGCTTTCTATTTCGGCGAGCTTTCTGTCAATACACGCCCTCATTTCGGGATTATAGTCTGATGTTGGTTTTTCTTGGGCAGTTTCGTTGATCCAGTCGGACGCTTTTCGTGCTGTTGCTTTCGCATATCCTGCCCTTATAGCCGCTTGGGTAGCGTTGCAGTCGATTATATATTCGTCACAAAAACGCTTCTGCTTGTCGGTCATGGTATCACCTCTTTTTGTGTAAAATAAAAACGCCGCCATTATTATGACAACGTTTTGAAAAAAGTAGACAAGAGAAAGAAGAGAAAAAATGAAGTTCCTCTTGGGAGTTGCACCCAAAATACTCGTAAGGAACACACACCGCCTGTTGGCGGTATGCTCATATTGATTTTTAAAGGAGGTGTACCTGTTGCACACATACCCGT